TTCGAGATTATATAAGGACTGAAATACATAAAGCTAAAGGACAAATAGTATTTAAGGAAATAAATAAAACATTAGGAACTGCAACAAATGGTGGCGGTGTTGCTTCTGCTTGTTTGAGTTTAGATAAAACCGAACCTGCAATGTTTATAAAAGAAATGTATGAGAAGTTGCAAAATTGGTGTTACCCACACTTACGCAAGGAATATGAGGACTTACGCAAGGAATATGAGGACTTACGCAAGGAATATGAGGACTTACGCAGACCATTTAACAATGAATGGTTTTATGGCGATGTAATAAGATTACCAAACTATGAAACTGGAAACTTTGACCACGACACAATAAAACCCGAAAAGCTAACAAGAATTTTAATAAACACTTGTAGCCGAAAAAACGACCTTGTAATAGTTCCGTTTGCAGGAAGTGGCACAGAGATGGCAATGAGTATAAAAGAAGGCAGAAAAGCAATCGGGTACGATATTGAAAAAAAATATGTAGATATGTCGAACAAACGAATTAAAACTTTCAAAGATGCACCGAGCCTGTTTTAAGGTTGTGCATAACTAACTTATATGCGTAGTTTTATATCGCCAATACAACAAAATAATAGTATTAACGAAAAAAGACCTACGCACTCACTCGCTCAAGCCGAACTAACCTATAAGACTACTACTAATAATACCTAAGCCTGAATGGCAAGTTGAATTTAACGAATAAGGCAAATTAAAATTAATATGAATCTACAAGAAGTAACAGACATTTCCCAGCTAGAAGTTGGGGACATCATTCAAGACATTAAAGAGGGAGAATACATGACGGTATTCGCCGTAAAGCTCATTGACATGGAGCTGAAGAGCCTTAGACTACAACACGTAAAAGGCTTACACGATTTTTACGTAAAAGACGCAGAAGACGACCTATGCCACTTCGAGATACCAATCTCTACTTGGTTTAAACAAATACCAAACTAACAAAAGAAGATGTCGCTAAAGCGATATTAATATTAAACAGTACTAACAAATAAAAACAACATGAAAAAACAAACAAAACTCTCTCTAGTATTACTGCTAATAGTTTCAGCTATTGCATTTGACTGCACGTTCTCGTCATGCAGCGAGTCATCACAAGGCGCACCTACTACATCTACTGCTACGGCTTCGCGCGTGGCAACATCATCAACAGGCGAATCCATATATATCGCTACTGATGCAAACGACTTTCAGAACGCGCTAACTCTAGCGGAGACAGTAAGAATTGACAAAATCATTAACGCATCACCAACTGAAATTGCCGGCGACTTCAAAACCAAAAAGCCGAAATCTAAGAAGCTAACGATTGAATGTGGAAGCATTAAAGGTTCTATAAGCAGAGAGCTTCCGCAGACACAAGGACAGGCAGTTGACAGCATCGACAATTGGTATCAATATCAGTTTGCCTTTGAAAGCATCTCCTTTACCGGCAGTGGCTCAAATGGTATCAATATGAATTGCGCATACACCTCAGTGAGAGATTGCTACTTCAACGGAAAGGATACAGCTATTAATCTAGTGTTCTGTATGAACGCTCAGATCATCAACAATCAAGTCATCAACTCCAAGAAAGGAGGCATCTGTTTGAATGTGGGTACAGGTAAATGGCAGGGGGCAGGCAATAGCACGTCAGCATCAAACCACCCGTACTTAGAAGGAAACCGCGTATTTAATATGGAAGGGGCTGAGTTTGGACTAGCTTTAATTAGCGCGTCGGGTTATTGGATTCAGAACCATATTAGCGAAGGAAAAAGACCAATGTATCACATTATCGACAACGATCTAAATAGCACAACAGTATTGAACGGAGGCGGTAATAACATTCATTTAGAAAGCCAAGCAACCGTAGCAGGGGTATTGATTAAGTCAAGACAAGGAATCAAAGACTATACGTCACTTTATCCTCAGTATCCAATGACTTTATTTGATGTTCAAAGCTATGCCGGTGCGGTTCAAGTTAATGTAAACAACCTTTGTTGGATACCTTCAGGCACTAAGTTCGCTTGCACGGGAAATATTCGCTATCGCTTCGGGAATCTTTATAATCAGCTAAGGGTAGACACCGCCACTATGTGGGTGAACAGCAAGTTTCCTAATGTGCTATGCCAAGAAAACTTAACGGCGAATGGATTGGTAACTAAAAACTACGTCAACGGGAAGCTGAAATAGTATGACTATAGACGAAAAGATAGCTGAAATAAGAAGAGTCCGCAGAGCTAAAGCCCAACGTGAGTGGGCACGGCTGAACAAGGAGAAAGCAAAATCCGCCCAAGATAGTTGGAATAAAAAGAACAGAAACGAATATCAGCGCATGTACAGACTAAAGAAAAAACAGGAGGCTGAGAAAGGCAACGATGCCCCTAAGAAGTACAAACATATTATGCTTCGTGTTGACGAACAGATGTATCTTGAAATCAGAAAAGGTGCGCTACTTCAGCGCACCACTGTTTCTGAATATATTAGAGGCCGAATAGTAAAACGATATAATAAGCCTTTTCCTATCCCCAAATATGACCGAGAGGATAAAATAGAAAAAGAACTCAAAGAAAAATACGACATTCTCTTCACTGAAGAGTATCGCAGAGGAGTTAATGAGAATTGGGGAAGTAGACCAATTGCAGCATATGAAGCTCTGCATAAAATACTAAGGCCAAATGGATGACACAAAGAAAGAAATAGAGGTATCGCTTACGATAAGCAGAGATACTCTTGAGAATATTTTTATCACCGCACTAGAAGGTGGTAGTAACTATTGGTATTTCTTACCAAACAAAACAGTTAAGTTGGTCCGAAGGCTCGTACCTAAAGAAAATGATGAGTGCCTTAGCACAGCTATCTTTAAGGCTGTCTTCGACTTAGATGCCACGCTCTCGGTTCATGATTTAGAGAATCCTGACGAAGAGATTGGATTACTACGAGCCGAAACAATGGCAAAGCGGATAGGTGAATTACTAAAAGATGAAAGCTACCGAAAGGCATTACTAGCAGAGATGAACGGAGACGGAGATGTAAATACAAGCGATATAGTATTCCAATACATAACAATAGGAGAAGTAATGTTCTCATAACACACACATATCATGGTACTAAATTATAACGACAGTCTATTGCTTCAATTCCTTATGTGCAGACGCATTAATGGAATTCCTTCAAAAATCGAGATACTTTCTGCTATCCAAAGGACAAGAACAAAATCAATAATTCCCGAAGGTTGGGCTTGGAAATAAGAAAGTATTAATATACCTTTGCAAAATAAAATCAAATTAAATGAACAAAAAATTATATAATAAATTGTTAGGTATTTTTTTAGAAAAATACGGAATCACAAAAGAGGAGCTATACGAAAAGACAAAGCTACAATGCGTAGTTGAGACTAGGTATTTATTTTACTATATCTGCGTAAAAAGAGGCGTTGATGTAATGTCCCTTGTAAGACTAATGAAGGGGGATGGATTTAAGATGACCTATTCAAATGTATTAAGAGGAGTTAAAATAGCAGAGCAAAAAATAGCAGAAGACCCTGACTACAAGCAAATTATTAATGAAATCAAATAACAATCAAATCAAATGACAACATTCGAGAAACTATCGGCAATCAACGTAAATGATCGTGTCGAGAAAAAAGACGGACTAACGTATCTTTCTTGGGCTTGGGCTTGGTCCGAAGTAAAGAAGGCTTTCCCAAGTGCCACCTATCACCCCGGAGAAACAACCTATGATGAAGTCTTAGGGTTTATGTGCCACACCTCAGTTACCATTGATAGTGAGACGCTACCTATGTGGCTTCCGGTAATGGACTCTAAGAATAAGTCCATGAAGAAATACCCTTATGAGTACGAAACTAGATATGGCGTTAAGACTGTTGAGGCTGCCACTACTTTTGACATCAATAAAACTATTATGCGTTGCCTTGTAAAAAACTTAGCAATGTTCGGGCTAGGGATTTATATCTATTCAGGAGAAGACCTTCCGGAAGCGGAAGCTGCTGCTGTCGCTGCTAAGAAGCAAGAGGCAAAGAAAGACTCCGGTGAGCTATTAGAGCTAGTCAGAGACTCTGATAATTGGAGGAAAGTATTCGCTTACGTGGACGCTAACAAGACCATTGGAGAGAAGAAAATCCTACAACAAGTAGGTCGAAAGTACAATATTACTGACGAAATTAAGCAAGAAATTTTAATCATCATCAATAGCTAACATGACTCATATAATAGAAAAACTACGCAATGACGAGCATTACTATGGATCGCTAGGAAAGGCGTTCCTATCTAACTCTGACATTGATACGTTGCTGAATAATCCAAAAGATTTTGGTAGGTCAAGAGATGATAGTAAGAGCTTCGCTGAAGGTAGGCTATTTCATCAGCTTTTAATTGAGCCGGAGAAAGCAGCAAAGATACAGTCTGTGAGTGCCTCCACTCGTAATACCAATATCTACAAGGCTTTTTGTGAAGAGCGCAACTTAGAGTTCGCCCTATTAGACAAGGAGGTAGAGGACATTAAAAGCCTTACATCAATCATGAAGGGCAATATTAGTTTCTTTGAGGAGATTTACCGAGAGGGAAACTTGTATGAAGAGCCGATGATTGGAGACATTAAGGGGATGACATGGAAGGGTAAGTCTGATATTATCACACATGATAAAATCATCGACTTAAAGACCACTAGTGACATTAAGAAGTTTAAGTGGTCTGCAAAGGCTTATAACTACGACTCTCAATGCTACATCTATCAAATGTTATTCAACAAGCCATTGGAGTTCTATGTCATCGACAAGACCACAGGGCAATTAGGTATTTTTAGACCAACTACAGACTTCGTTCGCAACGGAGAGCTAAAGGTTGAGAAGGCAATACAGGTGTACAATAAGTACTTCGGCCCGGAGCATACTGATGATATTGCCAACTACTACATTGACGAAACACTTGAGTAACATGACATTAAACAATGCTATTGACGTACTACAAAAGTACAACCGGTGGAGAAAGGGGGAGTATGCACATACTCCCTCTCCACAGGAGTTCGGGTTAGCTGTTGAGGTTGCCCTAGAAAGACTTACAAATAAAAAGAAAGAAAAGGTTCGGAGGACCATTAGACCATGACATATATTATTATCTTAGCAATCCTTTTCAACGCCTTTATGGTATGGGACGGGGTTCAGACACTAAGGAAAACAATCAAGCAAAACAGGACAATCAATGGACGCAGTTAACCACCCTAATCACTATGGCGGTAAGGATAATCTATACGAAGCCATTAAAGTCATAGATGCTTGGGAGGCCGATTTTTACATTGGCAATGTACTAAAGTACCTATGCCGGTCAGAAAAGAAAGGCAATCGCCTTGAGGATCTAAAGAAGGCCCAGTTCTACCTCAATGAAAAAGTCAAACGTGTAGAGCAATCGCAATCCGATGCGCCACTACACAGGATAAGTTCAACATTTGAAACCTATTAACATATGAAAAACAAAGCGATAAATATTGGGTTAATTATCATTATCTGTGCTGTTGGTTGGTTATACTACCAAAATGATAAAGAGCGCAGGGGTAGCCAATATAGCTTCGAGAAGGAGTCTTTCTTTCAAGAAGCAAAGGAAAAGAATGAGAAGATGCAGGCGTATTACGATACGGAGATTACTCGACTCAGCGATTCGATTTCAGTCCTTAACGGTATGATTGAGTCAAACGAAACCCAACTACAATACTTAAAATCAAAAAGAAATGAAAAGACTAATAACATTAGTAAGTTTAGTACTGTTGACATTTCCAAGTTTGTCTCAGACTTCTATAAGGACTCCATCAAGTGATAGTCTTAGTTCGGGGGTAGTATCTAAGGAGCAACTAAAGAGAGATAGTCTTGTAGCTATACCAAAGACCTATGTAATATGGATGGCACAGGACATGGCACGATCGCGGTCTTATGCTCAAGAGATTGCTACACTGAATGATAGAGTTGGCTTGAAGGAGCGCATCATTGTTCAGCAGGACACTATTATCGAGGCGTACAAGGGAAAGCTAAAGACATACATGAAGCTCTACGATTCGTGCAACGATGCCAACAGTGCTTACGAGGCAGATATTGCTAACTTGAAAAGGGATGTTCGCATACAGAAAGCTCAGAAGAAATTTTGGAAATACACGGCTATTGTAGTGCCGATTGTAGTCGGAGGGTTTGTTCACCTGCATTGGAAATTTGGACATTGAGAATAAAATAATTTAATCAAATAAACCCAAACATGAAGTTCAGGCGTAGGGGTTTCGGTTTGGTTAAAACAGACTACGCCAATATTAAAAAATAAATACACAATGGCAGAAGAAAAAATCTTCGCAGAAGGCTTCTCTTTCAAAAGACAAGAGAATGCACCCGATTTCGTTATCGGAAGACTTTCAATGAAAGTAGATGAAGCAATTGACTTTATGAAGAAACATGCAAAGTCAGGATGGGTCAACCTAAACATTAAGACCGCGCGCAGCGGAAACCATTACCTAGACTTGGATACCTATGAGCCAAAATCGAAAGACTCAGGTACACAAAAACCAAAAGGGGGGAATGTATCAAAGTCACAGGAAGACGATGAGCCTCCTTTTTAATTATTAACTTATTGAGAGAGAGGGGAGTTAGCGCTCCCCTTTTTTATCCTGTCAGAAATGTCGAATTAGCATTTTCCCTACTCTCTCTCTATTTCTCTTTATTATTATTATTATTATTATTATTTCATTTCATTTTTAAAATTGACATAATTGACATTAATATTAATAATCAGTTAGTTACAAAAAACAAAACGTACACAAATTAGCATACGCATGGCATATACCGTCACAATCTTTCAAAACATAAAAGAAACAGCCACTCCATTCTTCCGAGATGTGATGTCTTTACTGAATAGAGTAAAGGATGGAGCTTCAAAAGACTTAGTGAAAGCAATTAGAAATGAGGCAGATAAGTCTCAAAGGAATGAATTAAAGAAAGCATTACCAGCTATTTGCTTCAGTGGAAAGTTCAATAAGCGCAATGATAACTCCCTAATCGAGCATAGTGGTCTTATCTGTTTGGATTTCGATGGCTACACCAAAATGAAGGAGCTACTTCAGGATAAGGAGAACCTATCTAAAAACAAGTTCGTCTTCTCAGTATTAATTTCTCCTTCAGGGAATGGTCTGAAAGTATTGGTTAAGATACCGGCTGACGCAGAAAACCACGTCAACTACTTCAACTCCCTTGAGAAGTACTTCAACTCGCAATACTTCGATAAGACCTCAAAGAATGTAAGCCGAGTATGTTACGAGTCCTACGACCCACTAATCCATATCAACGAGAACTCGTCCATTTGGGATAAGATTGAGGAAACAGAATACTTGGAGGTTACTAAATTCAAGGATAAGCCAACTATTCCAATCACGGATGAGAATAAAATTGCCGACATACTAATCAAGTGGTGGCATAAGAAGTACCCAATGGATGAAGGGCAACGCAACCAAAACGCATATATCATCGCTATGGCGTTAAATGACTTCGGGGTGAATAAATCCCTCGCCACGTACATTTTAATGCAATATGCGTCAGATACGTTCCTTTCAAGCGAAATTAATACCACTATTGATTCCGCATATCGCAATACGCAGAAATTTAACACCAAATATTACGAAGATGAGGAGCGCATTAATCAAATTAGAGCCATGCTAAGAAGGGGCGTTCCAAGGAAAGAGGTCCGAGCTCAACTGCAGGACTCCAATTTAGAGCCGGATGTTATAGAATCCGTACTCAGTAAAGTAGAGGAAGAGAACGAGAAGCAGACCTTTTGGTCTAAGAATGACAAGGGTATTATCAAAATAATCCATATCCTATTCAAACAGTTTCTTGAGGATTCAGGATTCTACAAGTACTGCCCTGAAGGAAGTAAGAACTACGTGTTCGTCAAAGTTACCAACAACCTAATTGACCATACCTCAGAAAAAGAGATTAAAGACTTTGTGCTTGCACACCTGTTGGAGCTAGACGACATCACCGTATATAACTACTTCGCTGACCAAACCCGATTCTTCAAAGAAGAGTTCCTATCTCTACTAGCCACTATAGACATCTACTTTATTGAAGATACTAAAGGCGCAGCATACCTATACTACCGCAACTGTGCCGTTAAAGTAACAAGCAAGGAGGTCATACCAATAGACTACCTAGATTTAGGAGGGTATGTTTGGAAGGATCATGTGATTGACCGAAACTTTAACTTATGCTCGGTGACATACCGGTGCGACTTCAAGAAGTTTATCACCAATATATGCGCCAAAGAGGCTGAGCGAATACTGTCAATGGAAAGCTCAATAGGATTTCTATTGCATGCACATAAGAACCAATCGTATTGTCCTGCCATTATCTTTAATGATGAGGTCATCAGCGATAGCCCAGAGGGAGGAACAGGAAAGGGATTAATCATGAACGCACTAGCTAAAATGAAAAAGCTAGTAGTCATTGATGGAAAGGCATTCACCTTTGAGCGTAGCTTCGCCTATCAGTTGGTATCAGCAGACACGCAGATACTATGCTTCGATGACGTTAAGAAGCACTTTGAGTTTGAACGACTATTCTCGGTAGTCACCGAAGGATTGACATTAGAGAAGAAGAATAAGGATGCTATCAAGATACCATTTGGTAAGTCTCCAAAGATTGCCATTACTACCAACTATGCCATAAAAGGAGCAGGTAACTCATTTGCCCGTAGGAAGTGGGAGCTTGAGCTTCATCAGTACTACAATAAAAACTTCACTCCATTTGATGAGTTCGGAAGGATGATGTTTGGCGATTGGAACGATGATGATTGGCGTGAGTTTGACAACTATATGATTCAATGCCTTCAGTTCTTTTTACGCAACGGATTGGTTAAGTCTAAATTTGTAAATTTACAGATACGTCAGCTATCGGCAGAGACCTGCCATGACTTCATTGAGTGGGTTGGATTGCTAGATAAACAAGATGGTCACTATAACCTTTATCCTAATGTAAGATATTATAAAAATGAGTTGTACAGTGAATTTATAAGTGAGTATCCGGATTACGGGCCGAAAGCAAAACTTACTATTAGCAGGACAAGATTTTATAAATGGCTAATATCATATGGAATCTTCAAAGGTGGGATGCCTCCTGAAGATGGAAGAGATCAGCAGGGACGTTGGATTGTTATTAAAAATAAAAAAACTGAAGACAATGAATGAAGAGGAATTACTTTACAAAGCAATGGTAAATTCTTACAATGTAATCACTGAAAGAGATACTATTGAGAATATAGAAAAAGTAGGAATGCCAATTTTTGTGCATTTACCCGAAAATGGAGTTGATAAGGTGTCATTAAAAATTATTACCATGTACTTCATCATGGATGAGGAGTACGAAAGATGCGAAGAATTAAGGAAGAGGTATAATGGATTATTTAATGAAGAGATGCCTTCTGTTGCATGTAAATGCTCAACACCTGATTATTACATGGATGACGACCATATGATTTGCAGAAAATGCAAGGAGGTCATAATATGATTGAGCGAAGGCCTGGATATACCAATAGCATGATGGTAGAGTACTGTAAGGCCATGCTTAATGTGCTATCAAAAACAAGGTCTGAGATTGTAGGGACAGGCAAAACAAAGCAAGTCATTCAGGTACTTAAATATAGGGACTCCGTAAAGAAGATACAGGAGATTGAGTGTGGCATGTTATATTATGAAGCGGATGTAGAAGAGGTTTTACTTAGACCATATCAAGTAAAAATCAGAAAAGAGGGTATCAAGGTATTGCGAGAATATGGATTCCTATACCTTGCAATGGAGGTTCGTACCGGGAAGACGCTTACAAGTCTTTCTATTGCAGAAAGTATTGGAGTTAACAACGTGCTGTTTATAACTAAGAAGAAAGCAATTCCTTCTATTCGGAGCGATTACGATAAATTACAGCCGTCATTTAAAATGAC